GGAGGTAGGAATGCAGTCTCTATTACTATCACTGGTGTTGGTGGTGATACTACAATTGTGGGCAACACAGGCAATGACGATGCCCTTGACGGAGAGTATGAAGATGTCAATTAAAGATATTATTTATGATCTATACAAAGATCGTATTGGTAATGATGTAAGCAAGACTGATGTTTTAAATAACATAGCTCGCTTTAGTGACAGAGTATCTGGCATTGAAAGTTCTTATGGAACTGACTTAGTGAACTCAGACTCTTCTGCTAGAGGTGAGTTTCAATTCCTTACTAAAGGTGAAGGTAATGCTTTTCAGACAGGGCTTAACCGATTAAAGAACACCTATAAAAAAGCAGGGGTTGACTTACCTGAGTGGGCATCAAATGCGGTTGATCATAATAATCCATTGAAGCTATCTCCACAACAGCAAGAAGAAGTTATGCTGGCTAACATCTACATGCAGAAGTCTTCTAACTTAACAGGAATGTTAGAGGGAGATGATGATGCTGGTTTAGATTTATATTTTAAATATCATCACACAAAGCCCGATGTTAATACAAAAGCTAGAGCCATAGAGTATTTTGGTAAGCCACCAAATAAAGATAATATTATAGCATTCCTTCCTGATACCCTTAGACAAGAAGCTATGCAACAATCACAGTTTGATAGGGATATGGAGGCTATGCGTAGTAACATGTCTCCACAAGAAACACAGATGTTTAATGATCTTGAAAGGGAAGGACAATACCAACAGCAAGAAGAAATGCGTCAACAGCAACAACAATTAAATATGGCACAGCAGCTTCAACCAGAGATGCAGCAACAACTAAATATGCAGCAGCAACAGCCAATAGCAACTACCATCCCACAGAAGCAAAGTGGCGTATTAGATTCTATTAAATCTATAGGTCAAGATTTTGATTCGGTAGGAAAGAATCGTTTTGCTGGTCACATTGCTTATGAGAATGGAATGACGCTTGACGAACTACAAGAGTTAAACCCAGAAGTAGAGATTACCCGTGGATCTATGGGTAGGAATCTACAAGATGGACAGCAACTACGAGTAGGTAAAGGTTGGTTTGAAAACTTAAGTAATATGTTTTCATAAATGACTGATCTTAAAGTTGAATTACTTGAATGGCAGCAAGAGGTCTTCAATGATCCTGTCCGATTCAAAGTAGTTGCAGCAGGAAGACGTTGTGGCAAGAGTAGGTTGGCAGCGTGGGCCTTGATCATAGAGGGCTTACAGGCAACTAAGGGACATGTGTTTTATGTTGCCCCTACTCAGGGCCAAGCAAGAGATATCATGTGGGAGACTCTAATGGAGTTAGGCCATAGTGTTATCAAGAGCAGTCACATAAACAACTTACAGATTAAGCTAGTCAATGGTACTACGATTGCACTCAAGGGTGCTGACAGACCAGAGACTATGCGTGGTGTTAGCTTGAAGTTTCTCGTTATGGACGAGTATGCTGACATGAAGCCAGAGGTATGGGAACAAATACTACGACCAGCACTAGCTGACCAAAAGGGTGGTGCTATATTCATAGGTACTCCTATGGGTCGTAACCATTTCTATGATTTATACCGCCACGGGCAAGGAGATGATCCTACTTTCGAGAGTTGGCACTTTACGTCTTATGATAATAACTTACTAGACCCAGAAGAGATTGAAGCAGCTAAAGGTAGTATGTCTTCATTCGCATTTCGTCAGGAATTTCTGGCATCCTTTGAGGCAGCAGGGGGAGCAATATTCAGTGAAGACTGGATTGAGTTTGATACGGAGGAACCTGATGAGGGTGACTACTATATCTCTGTTGACCTTGCAGGTTTTGCTGATATTGAGAAAGCCACTACGTCTAAACAAAAGAAACTGGACACAACGTCCATATCTGTTGTCAAAGCTGGTGTTGATGGGTGGTGGATTGATAATATTATCTATGGTCGATGGGATGTTAAGAAGACTGCCGACAAAATCTTCCAAGCTGTACGAGATTACCAGCCTATTGCTGTAGGTGTAGAGAAAGGAGCGTTGAAGAACGCTGTATATCCCTACCTAACAGACAGAATGAAGCAAGAACAGTTCTTCTTTAGGGTAGAAGAGTTAACTCATGGTAATAAACGGAAGACTGACCGCATCATATGGGCCTTACAAGGTAGATTTGAGCATGGTCAGATAACTTTAAACGAAGGTGAGTGGAATACAGAGTTCTTAGACCAGCTATTCCAGTTCCCTAACCACTTAGTACACGATGATTTAATAGACTCGCTGGCATACATTGATCAGTTAGCTAAGATTAGTTATGCGTATGATTACGAAGAAGATGAATATGAATTTATGGATGCTATTGCAGGATATTAATTATGTCATATGAAGAAGAAACACTACTTGAAGAGACTGCTGAAAACTGGATCATGGAGAAGTGTGATGGTTGGCGTGATCACTTTGAATCTAACTACGAGCAAAGGTTTGATGAATACAATCGCCTATGGCGTGGTATCTGGGCTGGTGAGGATTCCTTACGGCAGAGTGAACGCTCTCGTTTAATCAGTCCTGCCCTACAGCAAGCTGTTGAAAGCAGTGTTGCTGAGGTAGAAGAAGCTACATTTGGTCGTGGTCAGTTCTTTGACATACGTGATGATGTAGATGATCAAGAGCGTGGTGACGTTGAGTACCTACGTAAGCAGCTAACAGAAGAGTATTCACTTAACAAGACACGACAAGCTATATCTGAGTGTATCGTTAACGCTGCTGTGTTTGGTACGGGCATTGGTGAGATAGTTGTACAAGAAAAGACACGTAGGGTTCCCTCTACACAGCCAGCTATGGATGGTCAGGTAGCTACCTTTGGTGTTATTGAGACTAAAGAAGTCTCTTGTACTGTACGCCCTGTACTACCACAGAACTTCTTGATAGATCCTACAGCATCCTCTATTGAAGAGGCATTGGGTGTAGCGATTGATGAATATGTTCCTATGCACCAAGTACAACAGTTGATTGAAGAGGGTGTGTATGAAGATGTTGACATTATGGAAAGTAGCACTCATTCATTCCTAGAGGCTCAAGATGATATTGACGACTACGATGAAGACCGAGTACGTCTAACTAAATACTATGGTCTAATCCCTCGCTCAATGCTAGAAGCCTACCTGTACGATGAGGATGAAGAGGAAGTTTCTCTATCTGAAACCATGACAGAGAATGGATCGAACTATGTTGAGGTTGTTGCAGTCATAGCTAATGGTGCAAACATACTTAAGCTAGAAGAAAACCCTTACATGATGCAGGATCGCCCTGTAGTTGCATTCCCTTGGGACTGTGTACCTAGTCGTTTCTGGGGACGAGGTGTTTGTGAGAAGGGATACAACAGCCAGAAAGCATTAGACACAGAGTTACGTGCGCGTATAGACGCATTAGCTTTGACTGTTCATCCAATGATGGCTATGGACGCTTCTAGGATGCCCCGTGGTGCTAAGATGGAAATAAGGGCTGGTAAAACTATTCTTACGAATGGTAATCCTAATGAAATCCTACAGCCTATGACCTTTGGTAACGTAGATAATATTACATTTAACCAAGCAGATCACTTACAGCGCATGGTGCAGAACGCTACAGGTGCTGTAGATAGTGTTGGCATGGCTGGTGTAGTCAATGGTCAAGCTGCTGCTGGTGCAGTCTCTATGGGCCTAGGTGCTATCATAAAGCGTCACAAGCGTACCTTGATTAACTTCCAAGAGTGCTTCCTCATTCCGTTTGTACAACAGAGTGCATGGCGTTACATGCAGTATCACCCTGACAAGTTCCCTACTGGTGACTTTAAGTTTGTTCCTTCTAGTTCTCTAGGTGTTATTGCCCGTGAGTACGAGGTTTCTCAGCTAGTACAACTACTACAAACAATGTCTCCTGATACTCCAATGTATCCTGAGTTGGTTAAGTCAGTGGTTGACAATATGAATCTTGCTAATCGTGAGGCTCTTATTGCTAAACTATCAGAAGCTAGTCAGCCAGATCCAATGGCTCAAGAAGCAGCACAGATCGACAATGCACAGAAGCAAGCATACATTGCAGTGTTGCAAGGACAGGCTATGGAGTCACAAGCTAGGACAGCTAAGGTGCAACTAGAGACTGAACTACTGCCAATGGAAGCTGAGACTGATCGTTTGAAAGTTCTTACTACTAATATTAATGAAGGTGACGCTGATGAGAAAGAGTTCCTTAAACGTGCTAAGGTTGCTGAGTTAGTATTGAAAGAACGAGAGATCGAAAGTAAAGAAGCAATCGTTAATAAGCAGATGCAAAGTAATTAAAATAACTCTTGACTTATAATACTTTTTGTGTTATATTCCAAGCACTA